GATACCTCGTGGCCACCTTGGCGTAACTCGCAAATTGACTCGTCGCCAGGGTATTTCACAGTGAACCAGACTGAGCTTGGTGACCCGTCAACACCATATGATGTTCACTTCTTCGCGTTTAACAGACCCGCCCCATGACGACCATTCCAAGCGTCAGTTTCGACAACGGCGTGTTCAAGATATTCGGGGATTCTGGGGAAGTCGTTTTTGATAGCGATTACCAGAGTCAAAGAATTCTCATCCAAGGCTCCCTCGATATTGCGGGGCGCGGGTCACTCGACAATTCGAAGGTCAGCGAAGTCTTATACGGCAAAACCTTCGACCTAATCCCGTACGTAAAGTCGGTGTCGCGTAAAACAGGAAGTGCATACGTCAATGGCACTGGCTGGCCCGGAACGAACCAGCCCGGGACGACGCGGATATTCCCGCCGTACATTAGATACTACGTATCATCAGGAACGATGTCTTACGACTACATACAAGGCCACTACACCAACGCGAAGAAGTCGTCGGTCTACATCGGCAATCTGGATTGCACGAACGGCTCTCCGTCAATGAACGGGAGCAGGCGCGTTTGGTACGCCGTTTTCGATAACCCGATCGGCATGAGCTAATGAAAAACATTTACAGCCTGCACGATGAAAGCGGTCGCATCACCCAAAGCAACAAGGTCTTTGATGATGTCGACGGAAACTACGGACGTATCCTCGCTAATCGTGAACTGAAGTTCATCAATCACAGTGGCGAGACCTACGCAAATCTAAACACTGACTTCGTCATGAACGGCGAAAAGCGCTCACGTCCCCGGCCGGCGATTGCAATCGATAAAACGCTTGTAAAGGCCGGTGGCAATGATGTTGCGACCATCACAAATATTCCAGAGGGGTCGAACATCGGAATATCCGTCCTTGTCGGGGGGGCGGCGCGGCCTATTCAGAATTTCCAGTTCGACGGCCCGGACATTGAATTCCCGGCTCCTGTTCCGGGGCTTTACATCGTCACCATCACTAAGTGGCCATACCGCGATTGGGAAAGAACAATTGAGGCTTACGAATGAGGGTCGATATCGATCCGATGCCGGCCTTGCGAGCGGACGCGATCGAAAGGGTGAATGCAAGATTTTCGGTCGAGACGGCAAGAGCCCAATTCAAGGAAGGCGTCTACGCCCGGAAGCGCGTCATCGCTCAAAGTATTTTGGGCGGCAACAGGCTTCCTGACGATCATCCGTTTGTAGCTGAGGGGGCGCTTCGGGGCCTGTCTCAGGATGAATTTGCCAGCGTCGTTGTCGGAAAGCCGGATGCATCCGTCGAATCCGACGCCCGTGAGCTGTGTCGCCAGCGAATGCTAATGGCGATTTCCGCCGCAAGAAGCCCGGCAGAAATAGACGAGATTTTCACAGAGATTGAACGGCGTCGCGGCTCGGACGAGGTGCCGAATATGGAAGGGTCGCGCTGAATGACCGCGCTTGATATCACCGATTTTGTCTACCAGACCGGAACCATCACTGTTGCGCCCGGGGCGACAAGCGCGACTTTCAGTGGCGCGATGCTGACGGCTGGCGTCAAGGGCGGTGACTATATCTTTGCCGGCGGGAGCCTTGCAGTCATCAAGGCTGTTACAGACGACTTGCATGCCGAGCTATTCGCACCATGGGTCGGCTCCGACGTATCGGGCGGCGCTTACGCCATCCTGAAGGCATCTTTGCTTCGCTATCATACCGCGCTGATCGGCTATGATGCTGCGACATTTATCGCGATGCTGGATGGCTTATCCGTGTTCTATGCCGTGACTGGCGACGAACCGGACCCTAGCATTGGCGAGGAAGGCCAGTATGCGCTCAAGACGAATCTGACGCCGTGGAAGGTGTGGGTAAAAAGCGGAGGAGCGTGGAATCTACAAGGCACGCCTGCTGGCGTGAACCCAATGGGACCATGGGAGAGCGACGCCTCGTATACTGTCGGCGATACCGTCTCGCTTGATGGCTCGTCTTATTTCGCGACTGCGCCTAACTCCAATAAGTCGCCGGATTCGAACCCGGACGTCTGGACTCTGCTCGTCGCAAAGGGCGATGTCGGCCCGGAAGGAGTGCAAGGGCCGAAAGGTGATCAAGGCAATGACGGCATTGTTCAGTCCTTGGTCGCCGGATCGAACATCACGATCGATGCAACCGACCCCGCTCACCCGATCATCAATTCGACCGCGAGCGGATCGGGCGACGTTGTAGGGCCGGAGTCATCCACTAGCGGGCACGTCGCACAGTTTGATGGGTCAACCGGCAAATTGCTCAAGGGCGGCAAGGCCGCGCCAACAGGAAGTTTCGTCGGCACAACCGATGCGCAGACCCTGACCGACAAAGAACTAATAGCTCCGTATATTGTTGGAGCGCTGGGGGGCGCGGACACGTCCTTCACCGCCACGACGCAGGCGGCCCGCGACAACTCCACAAAGCTTGCAACAACGGCTTACGTTGATAGGACGACGCGCGAACTTCTCACTGCCAACCGTACCTACTATGTGCGCACCGATGGCAATGACAGCAACAACGGACTCGCCAATTCCTCGGGCGGGGCATTTCTGACGATTGGGAAATTGCTGTCGGTTATTTCTGCGATTGATATTGGCGGGTTCACCGTAACCGGAAAGATCGGCTCGGCAACTTGGACGACACCTATTGTGCTTCCTAAGATTGTAGGAGGGAGTGCAGTTATAATCGGCGACGAAACGACGCCGTCGAACGTTACGATTTCAGTTTCCTCAGGCTATTGCATTGCTGCGGTAAACATCGACTGCACGTGGGACGTGCGTGGTTTCAGGTTGACGAACTCTCATGCATCCAATGGGCTCATGCAGGCCCTCGCAGGGAATATAAATTATCAGAATGTGGACTTTGGGTCGTGCAACGGCGCACATATTTGGTGTGGGCCAAGCGGCCTTTTCAGGTCCACTGGGCCGACTAGCATTTCCGGCGGCGGCACTATGCACTGGCATGCGGAGGGCGGCGGAAAAATCCTAGATCGGGGTGTAACGATTACGCTGACTGGGACCCCTGCATTTTCGTCATCATTTGCAAATGCCGTTACAGGAGGGCTGTTAAGTGTCGGGGCCAATACGTTTAGCGGGTCCGCGACAGGAAAAAGATATGATGTGCTGAACGGCGGCATGATTGAGGTTTACGGAGCGTCAACAACGTATTTGCCGGGGAGTACCGCTGGCACAGGAACGAACTTAGGAACATCTCCATATGGACAATATACCTAGCTACGATTCTAGGCGGTGGTTCTGGATCGTCGGCAACGACACTGCCCACGCCTATTCGAGCGCTGCAGGCGGATATGTCGATGTCGCTCAGGCGCCCGAAGACAGGATAACGCGCATCGCGTCGATGGACGAACTGATCGAGGTGCTTCGCGCGGCAAACGTTCCGCCCTATCACCGCGTGGCGAAAAGCACGATCATTGCGCGGCTGACGGATCAGCAGCTTTCAGCCTCGGCGGAGGCTTTCGGCCGGCCGGAAAATCTTCGACTGAGCGAGCGCTGGTATGCGCCAGATCAGCCGGCCATCAACGCTAACGACCCGGAGTCGGTCGCCTTCGTGCAGGCGATCGGTGGCGACCCCGCCATCGTTCTCGCTCCGGAATGATCGCTTGTCAGACGTGAGCATAGTCGCACCATAGCAGCGGCATTGACTAACGCTGCGGCGTACTAACCCAACGGAACCACAAGAGCCGGCGCTCGCACGCCACGGAGAACCATGTCTATTCGATTTATCCCAAATGTGTGGTTGGAGATTAAGCGGCTCTGGTCCATGCGCGTTGCCATTTTCTGGACGGCGGTAGGAACGATTGCAGCTCTTTGGCTCGGTCTTGCAGGGAGCATTCCGGCTCCTGTGTTTTTTGGTGTTGGGTTTCTTGTGATCTTTTCGTTTGGCGTCGCGCGCTTGCTTAAGCAGCCGGGGACCGAACAGTGACGGCAACTACAGCCAACAACAAGAAGGGTGTAGTCTTAACCGGTGCCATGGTTGCCGCGATCGTCGCAACCCTTGTTACATTTACTCCCCAATGGGAAGGGATGGATAAGGTTGCGCGGCGCGATGCTATCGGCACGGGACACCCTATCACCTATTGCTTCGGCCAGACCGACGAATTTGGCGCGGTGAAGGTGGGGCAGCGGTTTACCAAAGTCGAGTGTGACGCCAAGTTGGCCGAAAGCTTGCCTCGATACGTGGAAGCCGTGGCCAAGTGCGCGACGCACGTATTCCCGGAGAAGGTGTGGGCGTCTCTGGTTGACGCGGCCTACAACGCCGGGCCAGCGGCCGTGTGCCGCTCGCCGATGATGGCGCACATCAATGCCGGCCGGTACGAGGCCGGCTGCAGAGCATTCGAGGGCTGGTACGTGCGGTCTGCGGGGGCGGTCCGCAAAGGACTCATTGCCCGACGCAGCGGCGTTCCGGGAGACGCGCGCAAGAGCGAGCGCGAGCTTTGCTTGGAAGGTGCGCGGGAAGGCTGATGTCCGCACGGTAACTATCGGCGCCGCTGCGCCACCTCACAAGCGGGGGCGCATATGGTGGCGCAGTTTGATGAAGAAGCAACCTACATGGCGTGCTTACCCGCACTTGAAAAGTTAGCCAAAAGTGGTGGCTATATCGTGACTGAAAGTTTGGACTATGACGACCCAAAACAAATTGAGATAGACAACTTGAAGTCTGAACTTAAATATTTTTATGGAGGTGGAAAATGAAATATTACATTGGTGAGATACATGAGCGCAATGGTGATTTGGAATACGACACCAAGTATTTATTCGCTACTAAAGGAGACCCTGATGAGCACACAGACAAGGTGGCTATGGAGTGGCGTGGTGGTGACGAGAGCGATTGGGATGAAGACCGAGAGGGTTACTGGTCTGACTGCTCATTGATATTTGACTCAGGCAGTACAGAAATACCTAAAAAAGACTTTGAGGTATTGAAGAAGTATTTAGCAATTCTTTAACAAGGGGGAATAAACATGGAAAAGGAAGAAGATGAGATGACAGACGCAGAATGGATTGCGTACAGGCAAGACAAGGTAGACGCACATATTGCTTCGGGTAAGGAATTCAAACCTAACCCCAACTGCACAACTTGTGATGTGCACAACGACTATGTATGTTTTTATTGTGAACTTTTTATATTGGGGGAATAAACATGGCTAACGAATACAACGCACAACATTTTTACGGGTACAACATTCGCATGGTTGACTATGCGACTACCAAGAAGTTTTACGACACAACCAAACCAATACAGGGGAGTAAAAAGAAGTTTGGTGTTGACTGCCGACCATTGACTGTACGCAGACGCACATTCGAGACTTGGTACGAGAAAGATGGTTGGGTGGGCATGGCATTTCGTAACATCTATCGCAAGTCCGAACAAGACCCAGTTACTAAGAAGTATGAGTTGGTTGGGTTTGAAGATACGGCACGACCTCTGCTTATGATGAATGAGCATGGCGCGTTACGCTTTACGCCAACCTACATGTATAGTTTCTCCACATACCTAGTTCTTTCAGCGTTGTTGCCCGAGAGTATTAAGTTTGTAAAGTACGGGGCTAAGGTGTATTTCAAGTGCACACGACCTGATGGGCAAGAGCCTATGTATTACTTCAACAACGGGTTGGATATGACTTTCGTACCGTACGAAAGAGATGGTGTTAGGTACTATGAGCCAACACACGGCACGGTGCAGGAGTCCAAGGTAATGCTAGACCGCGATAGGGCTAAGGTAGTACGAGAAGATTTCAAAGCGTTCTTAGATTACTTTCAACCAATGGCTGACTTGCTTGGCTTTGACCCGACTACTGAGGGCGCTACGTCATGGCAAAAGAAAGAGAAAGCCACAGAGTATTTAACAGAAACAAATTGGCTTGCACGCAAAGATGGTGAGCCATACGGTGAGCGTTGGGTTGATGGTGTTGAAGCGATGTTGGTGAAACATACGAGTTACCAAAGTTCTTGGGAAGCAAACACTAACAAGTGGACTTACAAATACTATGTGCCTACCGCAGATACATTGCGTGCAACATACAAACGCCACGAGAAAGTGTATCGACTAGCGCGTCCGTTCAGACGAGAGAGAGTGCCAATAGGTACGCCGTTTTATAACAACTACAGGGAGTAAAACATGCCAAGATATTTAAGAGAGATTAGTTCAGAGGAACGTCGCCGTAGTTTGGCGTACATAGAAACAACCGTTGAAGAGTTGTTAGCAGTTGCCAACAGAGGTAGGTTGGACGAAGATAGTGCCTTGGATTTATATGGCTTGCTTGCAGATGCGGTCATTACTAAGGCAAGAATAACCAGTATGAAAGGAGTTAACCATGATTAAACGAGAGGATTATTTAGGCAAGACATCGTACGATAAGTATGTAGAGATAGTGAACCATGCGCGTAGCAATGGACATACTCATTGGGTTAACGATGAGATTCCCGTAGCACACAACATATTGAAGTTCTACAACGAGTTGAAGCACAAGCGTCCTGACGTTGTGATTAGGCTTGATGGACATGCCAGTTTCTACAACGGCAAGGGCTATCGTGTGTTCTCTGACTTAGGCATTGCCTACAAGGACTGCCCTGAGATTCAAGTGGGGGTTATTGGGTTGGAGAATGATGGTGGTGCGCATGGTGAGTTGATGTATACAGTTACATCAGAGCGTATCGCCAACGAGAAGTATGCGTCCTATAGCAAGGGGTACAGGGTCAAGAAGACAAAGAACTTTAGCAATGCTGTGAAGAACGCCGTGCAGTTCTTGAAGCCCATGCTGTTCGAGGAGATGAAGAGCAAGCATGACTTGGAATTCAACAGCGCGATAGAAAACCTACGAGCACCATCCAAGGAGAAGTTGTACGGTGTATCAAACATGGGACGCCACATCATCATTGATGAGATACGCAATATGGTGCGCATGGGGTATGTGCCAATCACACCTTCATTCATAGACGCCATGCAGGTTCTCAAGGCAGAAGATGCTGAGATACAAACTGTCTTGAACTACAAGCCTAAGTCTTGTTTCGTGTGGGCTAAGAAGGATAAGGTTGAGTATCAGATTGAGGGTGATGAGCGCAAGGTGGTGTACAACCTACAAGATGTTCCCGAGGACATTATGAATAGAGTATCGGTTCTGCAAATCGGTAGCGAAGGCAAGCCAATCATGGATGTTGGCGTGAAGATTGATAACACAACCTATTGGGTATTCCTATGATTATTACGAAGGACGGCGCACCGCCGTTTGTAAGTTGGGAAGACTATGAGCGGATGGTGAATAACCCCGAAGCACCGACACCGTTGTCCCAATCCATTAGCCTAGACTTGCGACTCTCGGGTATTTGGTATGACGCAGTAACTGTGTACAACATGCTGACGCATGGCATGGTTGCCGACAACCTATCGCAAGATATATTGAGGGTTTCTATCAATGAGGACGGGACGTTTAATATTGTAGACTTTACACTGCCAAGTTCTGAAGGTAGGATAAAGAAAAACCTAGCACAAGTAGACGTACCGCAATGGGTAATGGAGAGCGTATCCATGTTGCGTATAGGTGACGCGAACGAGAAGGTAGAAGAACTAGGCATGAAGATACACGACAAATTGTATTACATCAAAGAGAGGACTAACACATGACTAAACGCGAAACAGTAATTGCTTTTTTAAAAGACATGTTGCGCCCACGCACATTGCAAGAGATGATAAACATCGAGTTGCGTGATGCGTATCTAGCCAAGATGAACGCGGAGAATTCACTTGAGTATGCGACGAGCATAGTTGAGTACAACCGTCAACGTATTCGTAGGCTTGAAGAGAAACTTAAAGAACTAGGAGACAGCAATGACTGAACTAATGCCACAAAACATAAGCCACTACAAACAGAATCAAAAACTGATTGAAGAACTTGTCGAGTCTGTCATCTTGCACCACGCCAGTTCAGCGTTGAAGTACAAGATTGCCAACATCTTGGAGAAGCATGTACCGCTTATGGATGAAGCGTGCTATGTCCGTGGATGCCCTTGTTATGACCCGTTTGAGGAGAAAAATAATGCTTGAAACAATCGCATGGATAGTATTTCTAATGTGCCTTGGCGCAATCATTGTTGTTGGTGTAGCAATAGCAATCGTGATGATTACTAGGGAGGATATATAAATGGATTACGAAGACGAAGCGTTCAAGGAATTAGAGAGCAGACTAGGTAAAGACGCAATAAAACAAGTTATGACAAACCTAGACAGCGAACTATCTATATACCGCAATGAAGTTATAGAGGAAATCGCCAAGGAGATTGAGGGGTTCACCCCTGCATTTGGCATAGACACGACTAGCAGTTTTGCAATATTTGTAAGGGGGATGAAGACATGAGTAACGAAGTAAATAAAAACCTAACGATAGAAGATGTTATAGCGCAGATGAAAGAGGTATTCCCCACGATAAGCAACCCATCAGAACCTACAAAGTTATTGGTGAGTGCGGCACACATGCAAGTCATGCGGCAGATGCTAGACGCGGGAACGCTAGGCAATTTAACTATGACACCACGTAAAGATATTTACGAGCCCGAGGAATGAAGTGCCCCGTGTGTGGCGCATGGACGCTAGTTAAAGAGACAAGGCAATCACCAACATTCGGACAAACAAGGAGGAGAGAGTGTGCAAACGAACATAGATTCACCACAAAAGAAGTCATCATTCCGCAAGAAGAGATTGACGAAGAACGCCGAGTTAATCTCGCTAATAACCTCGAACGATTGGAATCCCTTCGAGCGGGTAGACCCCCGCGTGTTAGAAAAAGTAATGCGCGAATCTACTAAACAAAAGAACCATGAATACGAGGACGCATTGTTATGACACAGGAAAAGTTAGGGTTCAACGGCACGACAGCCGATGACATACAAGTAAGCGGTAACCACTACAAAGATATGCCAGTGCAACCTTGGCATGTGATGGAGTCGGTACTCACCCGTGAGGAGTTCATTGGGTTTCTCAAGGGCAACGTAATTAAATATTCCCTACGTGCGGGACGAAAAGAAGGCAGTGACGATGCGGGTAAAGCACGCCACTACATGCAGAAACTAAAGGAGGTAATCAATGACACCTGAGAAGAAAGTAAAGAACGCAGTTGTAAAGATATTGAAGGAGTATGGGCATGAACTGTATTACTTCTTTCCCGTGTCAGGGGGCTACGGTGCATCGGGTGTGCCCGACATTGTTGGGTGTTACTTTGGTAGATTTTTTGCAATCGAGTGTAAAGCAGGCAAAGGTAAAACTACTGCACTGCAAGACAAGAACATCGCGCAAATCAGAGAGGCTGATGGGCGTGTAATGGTGGTGAATGAGGACAACATAAATGATGTCCAAGTTATGTTAGAGAGTATTTCAAACGCGGAAGGAGAAAAACAATGGGAACTTTAAGAGAACAAATGGCGAAAGTCATACAAGAGTGGGATAAAGAAGACGAACAACCTATACAGGAGAAGACCGTGGAAAAGAAACAAACAACTACAGCAAAAATCGTTGGGTTCATACGCGACAACCCAAACATCGAGAGCACTGCACTACGTGACAAGGTAGCGCAGAAGTATCCCGACATTACCTTTAAGAACATTGCATCAATCCTCAAGCAGTTGACCGATGCGAACTACTTAGCCCGACAAAGCACCACGCATGAAACATCAAGGGGCATACGCAACACCTATACCTACACCGTTGTGCCTGATGAAGAACGTATAGCACGTAGAAAAGCACAGAAAAATAAGATGAAGGGTATGGTCGAGCGTGCGGCTATGGCACGTGCGGCAAAGATAGCAAAGCGCGAAGCGAGGGCTACACAGGTTGGCATTAGCGACTTAGTGCCTGAGAAGAAGGTGGGGGTGATGGAAGGACAAACCCGTGTAAAGAGATTCCACAGTATTGATAAAGGGCTTACGTTTAGCGCCGACATGATCATCAACGAGTTGTCAGTTATCCAAGCGCGTGAGTTGTACGACCGACTGAAACAAATCTTTGGAGGTTGATATGAAAGATATACCAGCATTTCCATTACATAACCACGGAACACAAACTTTAGGAATGCACTTTACAGGCATGACCTTGCGTGACTACTTTGCGGCTAAGGCTTTAGAAGGCATTTGTGCTAGTCAGCAAACAAAATTGTTCACTGACCAAGACCATCTTGCCAGAGGCGCATATTTATTGGCAGACGCAATGATGAAAGCGAGGGAAGCATGACTGAGAAAGACTTTGTAATGGCGTGGCTACTCGCCTTTAGGGCGGGTACCAATGTGGCTTGGATTGATCACGGGCTAGTAAAACAAACTGTCGAGCAAGCGCAAACAATCCATAAACAACTAGAGGAGAAATACCATGACACTGACAATGGCGTGCATGAAATGTAATCGCGCGGTTGAGGTGGGGGCGCTATGCCCCACTTGCGCTACACCAGAGGACGAGGAGTTCAATCGTGTAGAGATGGAGTCGCGTATCAAGCAGGAGTATGTGAGGTCTATGCGTAAGACCACACGGGAGGAAAAGATAAGCCGTCCCGCCGTGTATGAAGTGCCAGTAAACAACCGCATGATTGCACTTATGGAAGAACTAGCGATTGCTAAGGTATGTATACGCGAGTTGGGTGACCGACTGGCTAAGTTGGAGGGCAAGCAATGAGACAAGCATTAGAACTGGCGCTTGAGGCGTTGGAGGGGGTTTTAGATAATTCTCCAAAAGTGCTGGATGCGTCTATTTCGGGCGGCTTGTATGAGGTGGTTCAATGCCGAGATGCCATCACCGCCATCAAAGAAGCCTTGGACGAGTGTGATGAAGATGAACTCATCATTCGATACCACGAAATGACAATCAAAAGGCTGGAAAAACGCATTGAAGAATTGACGGTACAGCCAACATCGGGAGACTATGCGTTGGGCTATGCAGAAGGGTTCAATGATGCCTGTAAGCCAAAGCCAGCAAAAGAGGCTGTGGCGTGGGAGCAGTTTCATGAGCACATGGCTGGCTCGTTTTATACACATCCACCACAGCGCACATGGGTAGGGCTGACGGATGAGGAAATTGCGGATTGCGCTGAAAAAATGGAAGCATCAGACCCGACCGATAGTTTTTGGCGTGAATTTTTTAGAGGCATCGAAGCCAAACTCAAGGATAAGAACACATGACTGATGATGACTACGATGTCCTGAGCCAGAAACAGTTGGCATCAATTAAACGCGATATGCGGATAAGCCTTGAAGACGCGGCGGTTCGCGCTACATACAAAGTGATGGCTGAATTAGAGACAGAGCAGGAGCCTGTGGCGACATTAGACGACCTTGAGCAAGAAATATACGAAAACACACGACAGTTTGTATCGCGTGATGTTATGGAATGGATGCTCAAGCGTTATTACACCACCCCACCACAACGCAAGCCGCTGACGGATGAGATGATTGTCGCTGGTGGAAAAGCATTGGCAAAACGCCACGCCGACTCATGTGGTCTTGATTTTGATGATGTGTGGAAATACTACGCAGGCGAACACAAAGACGATGCAAAAGCCGCCATCGAAGCCGCCCACGGCATTAAGGAGTAATACATGAAAGGCGCTAGAGAACAAGCCAAACAAGAAGGTTTGAAGCACTATTTCACGGGTTTGCCATGTAAGCATGGGCATATTGACAAACGCCAAACGTCAGACGGTACTTGTATGGCTTGCTCTAGAGAAAAGTCAGCCAAGTGGACATTGCTTAATCGTGAAAAATATCTTGAACTAAAGACCGTTTCGAATGACAAACGTAAACACAAAAACCAAGCATACGCTCGGATGTGGAGACAAACAAACCCTGAAAAGAAAAATGCTACTGAAGCAAACAGAAGGGCATCCAAATTGCAAAGAACACCAGTGTGGGCCAATCATTCAAGCATAAAAATGTTTTATGAGGTCGCAGAAGTTTTAAGCCGTGGCGGTGTGTTGTTTCACGTTGACCACATCATTCCATTAAAAGGCAAAGAAACCAGCGGATTTCATGTGGAAAACAATCTTCAAGTCTTGCCTTGGCATCAAAATTTAAGAAAAGGAAATCGTTTATGAAAATTGCAACAAGTGAACTTGAGCATTTGCGCGAAGAAGTAAAGAAATGCCATTGCATCATCAAGAATTTACAAAAGAAGCGTGAGTTTGTTGGGCTGACGGATGAAGAGAAGCAAGAATGGATTGATGCTATGCCGTATGACCCTCAGCCTCGACATTGCATGATTTTGGTAAATATCATCGAAGCCAAACTCAAGGAGAAGAACACATGATAGAGACAATCCTCACTATCTTTGTCTTGCTGTTCCTTGGCGCACTTATAGGCGTAGGAATACTATTCGCTGTCCTATGGTTTAGCCAAGAGAAGTGATTAGGCTAGTACCGCTAGAGCCTGTTGGACATGCTTGATGCGGTCGTCTAACCCTATCAAACCTCCGTTAATCAGCTTCGTGACGCGCCCGTAATCAAGGGTATTCGCTGGTTCATTGAGCTTGTGGGTATCCCAAAACCATCCCCCAGTAAGGGCAGCATACTGTGGACTAGATACAAGATCAGGATTAGCAACAAAATCCACGCCCAGCGCTTTACCTGCGTGAAAATAAGAGCTATGTCCAGTGAGCTGAATAATTCCGCGACCACGGAAACGAAAACCGTCACCAGAAGCTTCGTCACGGTTACCCATGCGTAGGCTATAAACAGAATTTGCGATCTTGCGAGGATTTCCAGAAAATTCATTGGCCTTCTCCAATGTAGGAAAGCGTTTAGGCCACAGCTTCATTAAGGTGGCTGCTTTGTAATTTAGATTCTCTTCCAACAACCTAAAGTTGCCACACTCATGTGAACATTGGCCTATAAACATAGCCTGTTGGTTAATGGTGTTGATGCTGAACTTTTGAAAGGTTTGATTAAGTGCATCTACCCACTCAGGACCGATGTGTAGGCGTTTTAGTTGATCAGCGTTGACCATTGACGGCTCCCATTACTTGGTTGTAGGCTTGGATGCACTGGTTGAGTTGGGCGGTGTTTCTGTCGCCTTGGGCGATGATTTCTGCAATAGCGAGGAGAGTTGCTCTGTCAGATTCACTGGCCTCGGTGTTCCTATCTCCGCTGGGAGCGGGGGCACTTGCATTGGCTTGTACGCAACCTGTGGTTTGGAGGCGCACCCTGCCAGAATTAATAAGCTTAGTAATGTCAGTTTGCTTTTGAGTAATGGCATTATTGGCCTCCTGAAGTTTGTACGATTGGTCGTTGATCTGTTTGGTTAACTCTTGCTCTTTAGTTCGAGCCTCTTCGTTCTTTACGGCTATCTCGGCTTGCATCTCAGCATCCCGATCATTCCAGCCCTTATGGTGTCCATAGCCATAGAAGCCAGCCAAGGCCAGTAGAACGCCTAAGATCACCCAAGGATTAGGAATCATTGCTCACCCTTTGCTAAAGCCCGCTCATGCGCTATTTCTTCCTTTGAAGGATCGACATAGTCAGCAGGTGTAGTTGGTGGTGGTGGCGCTCTCCACTCTTCGTCTAAAGGAGGATTCACCCATGCCGGCATAGCACCAGATGACACCCAAGTAGAGGTAGATGGTGGTGGAGGCGTTGTCGGGGTGCTAGGAGGCGTTACAGGTGGTGTTGTAGGCGTTGCCATCTTCTCAGCCAATGTCTGCACACCCTTACGGCTCATCACGCCACCGATGCCGCCAACAATGAGCAATACGATATCGTTGAGCATCTTAAGATAACCTTGGTCTATCGGAGCCATGCTCTTGATAGGCTGAGTTACAAAGGTAACGCTATACAGCATAAAGAACACAATGCCAGCCAAGATAATAGTCACGATCAGGACTACTAAAGCCCAAACCCTGACCTCTATCTCATCTTGCGTCAGAAGCCGATTGACTTGGAATTTGTGGGGGTTGTTGGACAACTTGTTTCTCCAGTACAGGTGCTACGAGGTAATCGGGACAATCTTGGGTGAACAGGCAATCAGGACGCTGACAACGCTTGGCAGGAAAGTTCTTAGGGTCTTGGCAAAAATATCGATAGCGGTCATCACAGGCCACCAAAAACAATAACAGTATTAGATATTTCATTTTTCTCTTAATTCTCTAAGTTGTTGATTTACTTGTCTTTCTTTGCGCTCAATCCGAATCTCTGCCTTTTGAATCTTGATCCACATCATAATCATCACAGGAGTAATAATTAAGATGATTGCCAATATCACGCAAACTAGTATGAGAATCCCTCTGTAAATGAATTTATCCATACAGCGTATAGCCAAGAAACTATGATTAGCACCAAGAACAATCCCATGCTGAGTTCAACTTTTTCTTGCCTAAACCTTTCACGTTTGTAGGCTTCAATCTGTCGCCTGATTCTAATTTGCTCCTTGCGTTTCTGTTGTTCTGCTTGTACCTTGGAGTAAATCTGGTTGTAGTTTTCCCATAGTGGTCCGAGTTGCGAAGGTACACCTGCACCACGCATCATTCCACTTAGTTTGACATAGGACTGGTCTAGTTCGTTTTTGTAAACAGAGAGTTCCAGAATCGTTTCAGGGTCTGGATCAGCGCTTGCAAATACTTCTTCATATTTGATTTCCACATACTCGGTTAACTCCTTGTGATGTCTGAAAAATGCACCTAGATGTCCAATAAACTGTTGGACAATTTCTGATTCGTTAGGTACGTGGGTGGTGTACTGTTCCTTCTTTTTGACCACAGGCTTGGCTTCAGCGGTGGGTATTGGCTTGTCTTTTGGTTTGCCTCCAAAGAGTCCTGCAAAGAAGCCCCAGATTGTTTTGGCATCGTTGGTAATTGTCTTGATGTCATCTGTTGCCTTTTTTATCTTTTGTACAGCCACCTTACCCTCTGACAACGCTTCGCAACAATACGATATGCCATCGTATGCGGCTTGCATTGCCTTAAAAGCAAGTCCAATCGTTAATGGATCGAACACATTAGTGTTCTCCTATTGACCGCTAAACAAACCAGTTGCCGCGCCAATATTAGGAGCTACATTGCCAGACATTGATCCGATTGCAAAGGGGCCAAGTGTTGCTCGTCCCAAAGCAGGCAACAGTTCAGGAATGTCTTTGCTGATTACATCGTAGACACTACGACCAGCTAATTGTTTAGAGATTTTTTGCAATTTCTTTGGGTCTGTGGCTGTGGTTGTCAAAATTCTAGTCATCTCATCTGCCACAGCCCTAGTTTGTGCATCGCCAAGTTGAGAATAGTCACGTTGCAAAGCCCTCATCAAAATCCCTTGCACACTCATAGCTGGCAGTTCACGCACAGCTTGCCCACCAGCCTTTACGTCTGAAATAGCTTGTGTTCTTTCTGCTGTTTGTGCGCCTTGCAAAACTTGCTTAGATGTGCTTTTCATTTCAACTTCAGACTTCATGTTTTTTATAAACTGCTCAAAAGTCTTATCTCCAGCTTCATCTTTTGGAAATGTTGCTCTAAGCACTCGTAAATTTTTTGGGTCGTTAATGATTTTCAACGCTGGATTACCTGTTGGGCCAACAACTGTTGCCGCTGTTTGCGCTCCACCAAGACGATCAAGCAAATTTTGCATAACACCAAGACGCAAGCCTTCAAGTTCTGATTTGGTCATTGTCTTCATGTCACTTAACAAAACATCAACATCTTTAGGCTGTTTGTTTAAAGCTGTGCGCCCTTCTTCCATTGCGTCCATAACAGCCGTGTCTGAAGCCCAAACTCGTCTTGCATTTTTGTAAGTGGGATTAGCGGCATCTAGTTGGTCAAGAAACTGAATCCGAGTGCCTTTTATTTTTCCAAGTTCAGTTGAACCAATACCACTAGTTGGACTTTTTCCTGTAAAAACAACATCATCCAAACCCATCTTCATGTAATGTAAAAAAGTGGTGTTTATTTTAGTAACAGCATTGCCGTCTAATGTTTGCAATTTTCCATCAACAATTTTTACGTTAGGCAATTTAATGCCTTCTTCTTTGGCAATGTTAATTGCTCTGTTGTAGGCATCTTGCACACTTGGACGATTAAAAAGATTTGTTAACTCTGGCGTAACTGGGACATCTTTTTGTAATGCGCGTTCGTAAAGTTTTCCTCCCAAATCGGCTCTTGCATCTTTAAGCGCATTAAACTCATCAAAAAAAGCCGCCTTAGAGCCAAAAGCAACTTGCAAGTCGGAAGTTAGTCGAGAAAGAACACCTTTGTCTCGATTCTGCAAAAACTCTTGTGCTTGTTTTTTTCCTGGGCCAGGGATAGTATTTGCCGCATCTAAATATGCTCTGGTATTTGGGCCAACATCAGCAATGGAGTAAGGCTTTCCCTTTTGCTCAAGCACAAACTGGATAGCTTCATCCACACCGCCCTTGTCATTGATAAGGGCTTGTTTAATTAGTCCTCTTGCCTCATCAGTACCAATGCGTTGAGGGTTACTAAAGATAGACTTTACAACGCCTCGGTAGACAGCACCCGCACCCATGCCAAGCCCTTTTGCTATTGGCAAGACTGCCAAAGAAGTTGCTGTGCCAATGCCTCCAGATTTTAGTGATTCAGGGCTAAAAAGTTCAGCTTCTGATTCACCAAGACCAGCAGTAAATCCTGCCGCCCCAGCAAGTCCCATTTGTGCAGGAAAGCTAGTGACAGGTTTTTTTGTAACCAAAGCAGGAATTGCTGAACCAGCAATGTTTGCTGAAATACTTTTGGCTGGTGATTCTTTTGCATACTCACTCAAACCAATCCGTTCCATTTGAATGGCAACATCTGTTGGCGATGGCGCTGGCTTGTCTGGTGCGCCTAGCTTAAGTTGTTTAGATATTTCTTCTGGCGCAGGCGTTAAGTAAGACTTTAATGCGCCAGTAACATTTTCTGAAAAATTAAGACTCAACCCTTGCAAGAATTGCCCAAACCCGCCAGTTGTAAAACTTTTGGTGTTAAGTTGCTCAAGCATTTTTGTGCCTGAATCAGTAATTTTGCCTTCCGACTTGGCTATTTCTAGTTCATCACGCAAGTCAAGGATTTGGTCATTTAACGAAGCCATAAGTTACCCCTTAATTTGTAAGACCGCCGCTTTTTAAAGCGTTACGAGCCGCTGGATTTCCTGTTGACCTAGTTCCAAGATCATTAAATCTTTGGCGTAAAGAGTCAGACGCTGGCCCGTATAGCGGGCTAGTTTTCGTGTATTGATCAAACGCATCATTAAACTTTGTGTAAGCCTGAACAGGATTGTTTGTAACTAATTCTTGATTAGAAGCCAAAAATTGGTTTGTAAATCTTGCTAAATCTTGTTCACGATTTAGTTTAAGTTGCAATGCAGACAACAATAATTTATTTCCTTCTGGCGTTTTAGATAATCCTGGCGCTCCTGTTGAAATAAATTTCAAATCTGTATCTGTTGGGTTTACACCAAGTTGTTTTACTTGCGGCAAAATTACACCAGTTGAAAATGATTGAAACGCTTCTTGTCCAGCCAATCCCTTAACTTTAAATTCAGGATCAAAAAATTGTCCAGCACGACCAAGCTGAAGCATCGTATCCTGACCAAAACCAGTTCGTACACCTTCATCAA